TGGTTGGAATAGAGAATACTTAGAAGGTTCTACTAAAACAAGTAGAGCTTGGCGAGAACAACGTGATGAATGGTGGAGTAATCGTTTAGGTATGGAAATCACCCCACGATGGGTATTACAATATTGGGGAACAGAAGTTTGTCGTAACGGTTTTCACAAAGACATTTGGGTGGCTAGTGTAGAGAACAAACTCCGCCAGACCGATGAAAATATTGTGATTACCGATTGTCGTTTTGTTAATGAAGTTAACTCTATTAAAAGTGTAGGTGGAATTACGATGCGTGTTAATAGGGGTGAGCGACCAGTTTGGTATAGTGCCGCAGTTGACTATAACAATGAACCTGAAGGCAGCGAACAAAGACTAAAAGCTATGGTAGAGTTAGGTAACTATGCTGTTCATGCCAGTGAATACAGTAGCATAGGTTTATTGTATGACTATTATATTGATAACAATAGTACCATAGATGAGCTACACAAGCAAGTAAACTCAGTAGTCAACCTCTAAGTCCCCTCGTTTCCAAGTAACATCTTTCTTTTTAACTACCTCTACGCAGTTTAAACAAATACTGCGTAAGTTAGTCATTTTACAGTTATCTAAGTCACCGTCAATATGAAAGACTGTGATTTGACTAGTGAATAGACTTTTAAACCCGCATAAATCACATGCAGTTTTTTTCTTATATCCCGCGTTTTTCCACCTAGCAGTTCTAGGTTTTAACTTCTTCTTCTTACGACCGCACTCATCACAACCACTGCGATAGTGAGTGATACCCTCACGGATATAATTCACAGCACAGTGGTTCTTCCCGCAAGAGTTACATATAGGTCTAATCATTATATATTTAGCAGGAACCTTCGAAGGCACACTAATTGGTGTTTTTTTGAACTATATACTAAATACTATTATGCAATTTAGGTAGTAAACCTCATAATTTTACATAAAGGAAAAATAAAATGGCATTAACATCTCCAGGCGTACAAGTAACGATTACTGATGAAAGTCAATACTTACCGGCGCCAACTAATTCAGTCCCACTAGTCCTATTAGCAACTGCACAGAATAAAGCAAATGCCAGTGGTACAGGTGTAGCGGTAGCGACAACAGCCGCAAATGCAAATAAATTATATCAAGTAACAAGTCAGCGTGATTTAGTAAACTTATATGGTACACCATTCTTCTATACAACGACAAATGGCACACCAATTCAAGGTTACGAATTGAACGAATATGGTTTGTTAGCGGCATATTCATTACTAGGTGTAACTAATCGTTGCTACGTACTACGTTGTGATATTGACCTAGCTAGTTTAGTTGGTCAAACTGGTCGTCCTACAGGAAATCCTGTCAGTGGAACATATTGGATGGATACAACTACAAGTACTTGGGGTATCTATGAATTTGATGCGGCTGGTAGTGGTAAGTTTGTATTACAAAATCCTATTATAATATCCGATGCTACTCAATTAGTAGCAGGTGCTCCATTACAAAGTATTGGTAATATTGGTGACTATGCTGTTGTTACACTTCCAAATCCAGGTATTCCAACTGACGTTGAAGATAAAACATATTGGTATAAAACAACTTTAAACGAGTGGGCCTGGTTGAGTTCACCTGAATGGAGACAAGACATTCCTACAGTTGTAGGTGAGAATTCTAATCCTGTATTGGGATCAGGTGTATTCAATATCGATATGAGTGGTTTATATGATGTAGATATTACTGTTACTGGTGGTGACACTGTTGCAGATGTTGCTGACACAATTAACAATTTAGGTTGGGATACATTGACTGCTGAAGTTCGTAGCGGGCAACTATGTCTTTTCTCAAATCAAACACTTGCCAATCCGAGTACAGTGCCATATTTTACTCTTACACAGGTATCGGGTGCCGCTGTACTAGAGCAGATTGGTTTTTATAATGCTAGCACACAACTATACGGTGGGGTATTTAATCAACCTAGAATTTTCTATGGCACAAGTGCTCAAATGCCATTATGGACATCAAGTCAAAGTTACCCTCGCCCAACCGGATCAGTATGGATAAAGGTCGGAGCATCTGGTAATGGTTTAGTTCCGGTTATTTCTGAATTTAACGGTGCTACTCAAACTTGGGTTAACAAGACAGTTACACTATCAACAAGTGATTCGCAAGAGAATGCAACATTGGATCCAACAGGTGGGCAGGCAATTCCTGCAGGTACAGTGTATATGCAATATGCCGCAGATGGTACAGCATCACCTTTATATGTATGGGAACGTTTAGCTACTGGTCCTACAATTGTAACTGGTTCTAATATAACTCCCAACTTTGATACAGGTCCATACTATATGAATGTGCAAGTATCAGTTCCTAATAGTAGTTCATTAAGTAGTAGTTATTTGGTAACATTAGCTGATAATAGTGATGCTACTGACTTTATTACAGCATGGTCGGCCGCCGGCATCCCTTATACAGAAGCAAGTGTAGCTACTGATGGTTCAATTATATTGACTCATACTGAAGGTGGTGAAATTTTATTAAATGACACTGTTAATTCAGCAGGTGTTAATACTGGCATTTCTAATGGTTTAATAAATGAGGCAGGCTTCATTATAAACACTACAACTGGTGTAAAATGGGGTGCTAGAGCTAATGCACTCTTTGCATCCGCACCACAAGATACAACTGATGGTTCAGGTAGTGGAGCTACGATAAGTGTATACTCTACTCCGGGCGCATATGTTATAAATGGAGCGGGAGTATCTAGTGGCGGAGCCACATATGCATTAGGTGATACCATTACTATTCTAGGTTCTGATTTAGGTGGAGTAGATGGTACTAATGATTTGGTTGTGATAGTTACTGGAATAACTGACGGTGGCGGCGGCACTGGTCCGGTCACTACAGTTGCATATTTATCAGGTATTGCCGCGCAAGACTATGGAACTCAATTAAGTAATTGGGTATTATTAGACTACATACCAAACGAGGGCGCCCCTGCAGTTGCACCGGCAAACAATACAAACTGGTTCTACAGTGTAGTTGACCAAGTTGATATTATGGTTCAAAAAGGTGGTGCATGGATTGGCTATCGCAATACAGGCTATGACACAACAGGTGCACCTGCGGCTAGTGGTTCAAATACAACTGATCCAAATGGTCCTATCATTTCAGCTTCAGCACCGACAACACAGAGTGATGGCACTACTGCTTTATCATACGGTGATTTGTGGATTGATACAAGTGATTTAGAAATATATCCAGTAATTAGTCGTTGGCAATCAGTTAACGGTGAAGATATATGGGTATTAATCAATAATACTGACCAAACAGGTTCAACAGGTGTTCTATTCCAAGATGCACGTTGGGCAACTAATGGAACAACAAGTATTACTGATGATCCGATACCAACAATTGTTAGTTTGTTAACAAGTAATTACTTAGATTTAGATGCTCCTAATCCAGCACTATATCCACAAGGTATGTTATTGTTTAATACAAGACGCTCAGGTTATAACGTTAAACAATATCGTTCTAATTATTTCAGCATTCAAAACTTCCCAGGAGAAACATTGCCAACTGAAACGGCAGCATGGGTAACAGTAAGTGGTAATCAATCAGATGGTAGTCCATATATGGGCCGTAACGCACAACGTGCTATGGTTGTACAATCATTGCGTTCAGCAATTGATACAAACACAGACATACGTGATGAAGATAACTACTTCAACTTATTAGCTACTCCTAATTATCCAGAATTACAACCTAACATGGTTGTGTTGAATGCAGATCGTGGTGAGACAGGTTATATTATCGGTGATACTCCATTAGGATTAGCTGATAGTGCTACTGACATTCAAGCGTGGGCTAACAACACGGCAGGCGCAACAAGTACAGGTGAAAAGGGTCTAGTAACACGTAATACTTACTTGGGTCTATTCTATCCAAGTGGTATCACAAATGACTTACAAGGTAACGAAGTTGTTGTTCCAGCATCACATATGATGTTACGTACATTCTTACGTAATGATACAGTTGCTTATCCTTGGTTAGCGGCAGCAGGTACACGTCGTGGTAACATTGACAATGCATTGAACATTGGTTACTTGAATCGTACTACTGGTGAATTTCAACCAATCAAAACACGTTTAGGTATACGTGATGTGTTGTATATCAACTTCATCAATCCAATGGTATTCTTTACTGGGGTTGGTTTGTTGAACTACGGTAATAAGACTAGTTTTAATAGTCAAAGTGCATTAGATAGAACAAACGTTGCACGACTAGTCAACTATGTACGTAGACAATTGACATTGGCAGCGAGACCGTTCGTATTTGAACCTAACGATGCATTGACACGTAATCAAATTGCAGGTGTTGTTCAAACATTGATGATTGACCTAGTTGCTAAACGCGGTATCTATGATTATATTGTACAGTGTGATGACCAAAACAACACACCGGCAAGAATTGATAGAAACGAGTTATGGGTAGACGTTGCTATTGAGCCAGTAAAAGCGGCTGAATTCATCTACATACCAGTACGTGTTTTAAACACAGGTGAAATCGCAGCCTTAGGCTAAAATGAGATGCCCCCTCGGGGCATCTCAACTAAAGATAAATAAGTATACAGGAGATTAAAAAATGGCAACAGCCTCACAATCATTGTTCAACATGACCGTAGCGTCAGACAACGCTGGTGGAAACCAGGGCTTGTTGATGCCAAAACTACAATATCGTTTCAGAGTTAACTTTCTGAGTTTCGGTACTGGAGCTACTATTGAGTTGACAAAGCAAGTTATAGATATTAACAGACCACAAATCAGTTTTGAAGAAATTACATTGCCGGTCTACAACTCAACATTATATTTGGCAGGTAGACATAGTTGGAATGAATTGACAGTTAACGTTAGAGATGATGCTCAAGGTAGCGTTTCTAAGTTAGTTGGTCAACAAATTCAGAAACAA